GCACGGGATTCAGTCTTCTTTGTAGATGTACTCTTCACTGCATGAACTGGAAGCGCTCCGACTATATCCGCTGCTGATGGACGCGGACGCATTAACCCCAGACAGCGCGGAGGCGGCCAGTTGACTGGCAATCCGCCCCACTTCCGCGTCGGCTTTCATTGCTAAATCTGCCGTCGCTAAAGCCTTGGTCTGTTCCAGTTCGGCTTTTTTGAGTTCGATGGTGGATGTAATCTGCCCGGCGCGCAACTCAAGATCAGCCGCACTGACTTTGGCATTCACATTGGCCTTTTCCGATTCCACCAACATCCCAAACAACTGAACTTGTGCGTTATGCACTCTGGATTTGCTTTCAAGCTCGGTATTAATCCGGGCTAAATTGGCTTTATAAGCTTCCAGGTTGGCCTGAAATTCAGCCAGGTTCAGTTTTTCCAGTTCGACATGGGTCGTTGCGTGAGTACGCTCGGCCTCCACGGTTTTGCCATAGCCTTCCACCTGTGCGGCAAACGCCTGGGCGCTGGCTTTGTGGGCTTCGATCGGCAATTTGGCAATTTCGACTTCCGCCTGGGTATGGGCAGACAACGCTTGAACCTTTTTCCCATAAGCGTCGGTCAATGAAGAATAGGCTTGGGCCTTGGCTTTGTACGCCTCCAGCGGCAACTTGGCGATTTCAACTTCCGCCGAAACCCGCGCTTTTTCAGCATCTACCGCCCGGCCATACGCATCTACTTGCGTAGAATACACGCCGGCCCGAGTTTTTACTGCCTCGAAATCCAGTTTGGCGAGTTCGACGCTGGTCATCGCTTGCGCCCGCGCAATCTCAACCTGCTTGCCATACGCATCTACGTTTGCGGAATACGCCTGGATCGTCGCCTTGAAGGCCTCGACCTGGTTGCCTTCCGCCTGAACCGCAGCGGTATACCCGCGCCACTCAGCTTCATACGCTTGAACCGCAGCGGTGTACGCCTGAACCTGTTTGGCGTAAGCCTCCAGCTTTAAACCCTCAGCCTGAAGCTGGATGTTCGCCGCTTCGATTTGGGCTTTATAAACGTTAACCTGAGCCAGCACGCCATCTAACTTGGCTTTGTACAGATCAATTTGTTGTCCATTAATCTGCACATACAGCCCCGCGACTTGGGCCTCAACTTTGGTGACTTCTACTTTACTTAACTCGGCTTGCAATTTCGCCGCAATATAGTCCTTAAAGACCTCGGCTTCGGTTTTCCAGGCGTCCAGTTGCGCCTTATAACTTTCCAGGGTAATCCCCAAAACTTTAATCTGCACGTCCATAAACTGACTGGCTAACTGCCCGCACACCGACCACAGTTTAGTTTTGGCGTCCCACAATGCAGTTTGGTATTGAATCCCCGTTTTGATGGCTTCGCGGAGCGCCTCAATCTCCAGCTTGGCCTCTTCAATCCACAAATCCCGATTCAGTTGCGCTTTTTTATCCCGATTCTGCTGCCGCACCACGGCTAACTGACTCTCCAATGCTCCGCCCGGCAGCGTAAATCCACGCGCCAACCAACCCGCCAGCGCCGTCGTTTCAGCTTGGGCCGCCAATTGATCCTCCGCCGCAAAAGCCCGGTTGCGCAGCAACGCCGCCACCTCATCCGGGATTCCCAGCGAAGCCCCCGACAACATCCAGGTCAACACTTCTTCAATCGGCAAAACAGGGTCCAAATCCGCTGCCAAACTCACTTTTAGGGTATCGAATACACTCCCTATATCGTTTTCGGGAATCGTTAAGTCGGGCTGCGCTGGAGCGCCGCTGCGCAGTTCGGCCAACAAAGCGTCAATCCCAGTCAGGTCGGGTTCACGCAGCGTAGGCCATGGGACGGTCAACTGGGTGACTTCTCCCGGAAACGTTAAGATTGGACTGCCAGGATACTGAGGAACCGTAATCGTAGGAGCTGTGGTAAGAGTATTGGTTGGGGCCGTAGGCGTGGTTTTTACGGCGGGGAGCGGCGCGGTTCCCGTAAACGCAACCGGGGGCGTTATCGCCGGGATGGTAATCGTCGGCGCGGTAAACGTCTCTAAAAACGTTTCTGGGGCCGTAGGCGCTGCGAAGGTAGGCGGCGTAGGCGATTCATACGTATCGGTAAAATCAAGCAGGGGCGGCACAGTAAACGCCGATACGCTGGTAACGGTAGGAGTTGTTCCAGTAAACGTGGGGATCGGAGGCAAATTAAACTTCGTGTACCGGTCTACTGCCTCTGGCGAATCTGGCGCTTCAGTTTCATACGTTAATTCCGGTAACTCAGGAAGATCTGGATAGGTATAGCTGATTTGATCATCCGAAGGACGAATCGGTTTACCCCATTCAAACCCATCGAGCACGTCGCGGGCTTGATTAATCGCATCCCCCGCCGTACCCGTCAGCGACTCAATCGCAGCATACGAGGTGGATACGGCCTGAGCCGCAATGGCCTCGACCGTCGCCCATCTACTGGCGATATAACTTTCAGTATCGTTCCGATCACCGAGCGATGAACAACCCATGGCTAGCGCCTCCGACTCAAGGGTTCAACCACAACCCGCAATTGATCCAACTCTGCGGGACCGACACCTTGCAGGCCCAGCGCGTAATAAACAGAGGCAATCCCTTTACCGATTTTTACTACCCCGTCTCGATAAGCCGTGCGGGTTATGGGCGGTAGGCGATACGTCCAAGTCTGCTTCTCGCCACACCGGTCACTCGTAACCTGCACGGTCGTATCTCCTGCGGTACGGCATTGAATATTAACGTCTCGAATCCGCTTTAACGCATCCGTGCCCAAATCAGAAAACCCGGTTTGCACCGTCCATACCACGGCACCATCTCCGTCTGTTTCAGCATCCATCGCGTACAGTCCATCCGGCCCTGCCAAATACAGGGTCCCTCGGAAACTGGCCAGGCTGGTAACGACTGGAGTCAAGGTATAGGTGCTGACAGCCCCGGTTTCGGCATTAACCACGCAGAGGGTTTGCGCGGATTCCTGCAAACCATCGCCGGCCAGCACGGTATCTGAAAGAACCCCTACCAACCGCAACAGTGTAACATCGGTTACGGCATCTGCACTCAATCCGGTATCAGTCAACACCGGCGCATAAACAGCCATGGTGCTGCTTAGCGTTATGGCGGCGGCCACGCCATCCACCAGGGCAGGGGCTATCTGACGAATTACCCCTACCTGCACTTCAGTGGCCGATAGCGTATCCGTGGTGCTCGCCATCCACGCATAACCCAGCGTTTCCTGAATTACGCCTCGATCCGCTAACGCCGCTGAACTCGCCAAAGAAGCCGCCAGGGTGTCGTGAACCGTGATCGTATCGCGTAACGCCCCGGAAAAAACCGCTTGACCACTTAACGTCTCGCTGGCCCGGACCGTATCGGTCGAGACAGCATGGGTCATCGCCCGCAGTACGTCCGTCCCAGTGATCGAGTCCGCCAGCGCGGCGCTTATTTGCAGCGCCGCGCCCAGCACACCGGTAGCCACGACTCGATCTGCTAACTCCCATCCAATCAGGGCGCTGGACCCATCACTAACCACAACCGTATCTGTTACATCACCCGAAAACGTCGCAAACAGCGCGTCTCGAACCACCGGGGATTCAGCCAGAACCTGTGTTACTTTTAGTGCGCTGACCAGATCATCACTGCTGTACACCCGCTCCGTAACCGCAGTATGCTGATCTTCTTCTACTAAATCAGAACAATAACAGCGGTCAACCAGCGATAAAATAACCTCAGCACTGCTCAGTACCTCACTGACTACTACCGTATCGGTAGATTCGGCTTCCACCCATTCCGCAGTAAGGCCACTAATCGCCGCGGTATCGCCTTGTTCAGTCGCTGACAGCGTACCGGCAACTGAATAAACGTTCCGCCCGACAAAGGCCGTCGAATCCTTTCGTTCGGTCGCATTCAGAAATCCAGGCCCAGTATATTCATCGTACCAGGTTGAGATTTCCCCCACGTCCCCTGGCTCAGTGGCCGCCATGGACGCTACCCATTTCATCGTCCAGGAGCCAGAGACGCTGGATGTATCCGGCGCTTCGGCGATATTCAGGGTTCCCGTGCGCGGGACAATCCCTTCGTACCCAAGACCCGTAATAACGGTAGTGTCTTTGGCTTCCGTAGTCGCCCAGGTTCCCGTGCGCCCTGGTGCTACCCCTTCGCCAATAAAGCTGGAACTGTCAGACCTCCCGGTTACGGCCAATGTGCCCACAATGGGGTCTACCGGCAACCCGGTAGTCGCCGTAAATACCCCCGCATCCCGCGCCTCTATCGGCGCTATCGTTCCGGTAATTGGCGTAATATCAGGAGCCGAACGCAGAACCAGAAGATTATTTCCTGGCTCCGTATAAGGAGAAACAAGAATTAACTCGTAGATTGTTTCGCTTTCGCTTGGTGGTACCGCTCCCCCGATATGCAGATTAACAAGCGTGCTCATGAGTAACTCTCGGTTCGCCAGGTTAAGTTCAAGGCATTAGGTCTGGAGTGACTAGATCAACAATACCCGCTTGCGGACTCGCGTTTTCCCCATGATCGAAGGCGATGACGAAATAGCCGTTAGGGCGGTAAGCAATATAGTTGAAGGCGTAGGAACCATCCGCCGCTGACCAGGTTTCCCGGATGAAGCGCCCGGACTTCCGCTCAAACAAGCGCACCCGGTAGGAACCGTAGACGCCTAGTTCATCCACGTTTCCAGTAATTCGGTACGCGCCACCATCCTCAATATCGCAACGCACACCGGGTTGGAACAGCAGCCCGGCAATAGGATCGCTCATCGCGTTATCTCCACGGCCCGGTTAGATCAAGTGCGGCTTCATAGCTGTTGCTACTGGTCTTCTGAATAGCGAAGATCCGATCACCAACCGTAAAAACCGAGCCTTGCGCGATGGACGCATCATGCAGGGGGCAATACAGGCCCGGCATGAGTCCGCGCGCCCACGTAGTGCTTTCCCAACACTCGACCGGCCAAAAATGCACGGCGCTATTAACATTATTTGGGACGGCCATCCCGTCCGCCCCAATGTATTGACATTTGCGATGACTGTAGCGGCTGCTGCTGACCGCCCCGCCTGTCTGCGAATAAGACCGCGCCAGTTGCGCTCCGGTCGTTGAGCCGTTCACATTATAAAAACTGTTGGCGGAAGAGCCAGCGGGATGGCCGATCAACACGCAATGATACGCATCCCCGCTGCGGTAGCTATCAATGTCCCCGAACGCCATTACGGACACCCATGTACTCCCGTCCGCGACAGCAAACAGATAGAAGAACCGATCATCGGCATAGAGCGTCCAGGCCCGCGCGGTGCCGGTAGGTGCACCGCTTTTGTAGAAATACCGTACCGTACTCGCCCCGGTTCCGGTATCCACGTCGCTCATCGTCTCGTACATCGTGAGCGTCGGGGACTGCGCCGGGCTGTCATCTACGCGCAGATACAGTCGCGTGCTTTGCACGTGATCGGCGCGATAGACCGCTTTGTTCGTCCCGCTATAGGTTTTACTGAATCCAGCCGGTGCGCGCTTCGCCGTGAGCGTGCCCGACGCGGTTTGATCGGAAATTCCTGTGGTGGCAAAGGTGAACTGAGTGGCGCTGGTCACGGTCACGCGCCAGTCGCCATTCAAGCCTGCCGGGGTCGCGCCTTCAATGCGGATCACCGGCCCGGTTGTGCTGATCATGGCAAAGTTGTGGCCCGTGCTGATGGTTCCCGTCGCCACGTTGGCGGCTACGACGAGGGAGTCCAGCGTCACACTGCCAAACCCGTTGACCAGACAGGCATCGAGTACGCCGATCAGCGCGCCCGCCGTGCCCGACAGCGCCGGGGCACCGGACATGGTGTAATCGTAATAGCGAACCGTGGTATCAGGCATTAACGTTTCCTATAAAAAGCAATTCTACCGAGTCATCCTGTGGTCGGCGTGCTCGGACGCTAAACTATAGTAATCACACCCAGCGCATCAAAATCACGGGGCACCGCCAAATCAAGCGAACTCGCGACGCCGACCACAAAATAGTCACCGGGCGGAACCTGAGAAAAACTCCAAGTCCCATCAGAGGCGTTCGACACCGTGGCGGCCAACTTCTCCCCATCGGCATAACGGTAAAGAAATACATTGCGGGCGGCAAACGGACCACTGCTGGTATCCAGACGCAGAGTTCCACTAATCGTGTTAAGGTAGACTTCGCTCGTTCCTGCAGCACTGACTAAATCATCGCGCTCGGAAGTAGCCATCGTCCCGGCGAGATTAGGAACGCCATTATTGTCGTCCCAAGCCGTGTTGTACTTGAAGCAGAACGCGCCGTTATCCCCCACACCATAGACATAGCCGTTGTATAAAAAAACACGGAGAGAAGATAACGATAAAGCGTTATTTTCAAATAGCGGAATATCCCAAAAATCGCTTAAAGTTGTTTTCGCATACTGCAAATAATTCAGCGAGTAGCTACCGTCCCTTCGATCCACTCGCGCAAAAAAGCCATCGCCAAAGGGAACGGGTTCAATCGTAAACGCAACCCCCGCCTGCCAATAGCGGGAAGTCCAACTAGAAAAATTCGCTGACTCGTAAATGCCGTAAATGGCTTGGGCATAAAATTTCCCGCCAGCGTAAAACAGGCGAGTGAAGTAACCTGTTAGTGAAGTAACCGCCGTCCAACTTGATAGGTCGCTGCTGGAAATAAAAGTGGTGGTAGTTCCGTTATTCCAAAGCGCGTAATAAGTACCACTGACGTAGATGACAGAAAACGCCTGGTAAATAGGCCCGCCAAGCTCGTAAGCAGGTAACGCATAAGATTCAGTCCAGGTAGCGCCATCCGTGCTTTTGAAAATCCCTGTCGAGGTGACGAGGAAAAAATTCGAGTTCGCTACTTGCAGCGGGAAGTCATAGGTAAGATAAGCATACACGCGCGACTCATCAAACAGCGCCGTTACGTCAGCAACACTCCACGTGGTCCCATTAAAAGCAACGATGCCATACGCAAATCCTGTCCCCGTTGGAATCGAGACCTTCGCCAGCACGAGAAACAGATCATTGATGACAACTGGCGAAAAAAACCGAAGCACGGTAGTTCTGTCGGGAAACGTCACACTGACCGCAGCAGAAGCCTCCGCGGTCCGTTCCGTCCACGTCGTACCGTTACTCGAAGAATAAATCTTGTTGTTGTTGGGAGCCGTGCCGGGAAACTTCCCGATTCCCCAGAACAACGTCCCTTTCACCAATCCGAGCGCAATGTCGGAATGTAGCGAAACTACGCTATACCCCGGCTGAAGCGGAGAAATCAATCCGGCCATGCAGCTTCTCCTGCCCTACGCCTTTCCTGCGCAGGGCTGTTTGCGTGATTAGGCGTTTCCTTCGGTAATGGACGCCGACGAAATCGACACTTCCCCGCCCGCCACAATATTGACGTTATTCAGGATGATGTCTTTGCCGCTACCGGTGGCCCCCACATCCAGATCGGCCACAAACGCGGCATCTCCGTCCTGAATTCGCGCCCAGGTCGCCGTACCATCCGCATCCGCCGAGGAATCTTTGGTGATGGCTGAAAACGTGAGCACGCCATTAGAGACTGTCCCGGACGTGCTCGAAAACGTCAACGTCGCCAACAACGTTTGGGTCGTTACCGCCGCCCCCGTAGCCGGGCGAGTGCCTGAATAAATCTTCAGCGTCCCGGCCCCGGTTGCATAATCAATGGCCGTCAACACATCCGTGATGCGAGTAGTCCGCAAAGCTGTAGCGTAGCCAATCGCCATGGTCTTCTCCTTAACTGTTCGCCAGCGCCAGGGTATATTTCACCGACAGTTGATCGCCGGTAGTCGGCAAGGACCGAACGGTGGAATATTTGGCCGCCGACATCAGCGTGCCGGACGTAGCGCCTTTCGTAGAGACCGACAACAACCCGATCCCCCAAATGCTGACGTTATCTACCGCAGAGGTAAACACCGCCGGATTGGCGATATTGTTCGTGGATTTAGCCGCCGGCACCGACTCCACATACGCAACGCGCGTAGCTTCAGAATATTGCGTCGTCAGTTCGGTGGTGGTGGAGGCAAACGTTGCTGCCGTCAGCGTATCCAAAATTGAAACGTTGCCGCTAAAGGGAGCGATATACCAGGTTCCGGTTTGCGAACCGCCCGCAATACCGACGCTGAGCAGCGCATTAAAGCCTTCAGTAGTCAGCAGATTGCTGGTTTGGACACACCCCAATCCATCGGGCGCATCGCACTCGTAAACCCCACGAATGCGCGCATGGGAAATCAGCAAGTCGTTATTGTCGTCATAGTCATATTTGAAGTTCCGAAAATGACGATATAGATCGCGCCAATGCCGAGGAGCCAGCGACGAAAAAAACGTAGCGAACGACACATTCACCAAACTCATAACCCACCTCATTCTGCCATTATGACAGTATTGTTAAACCTCAAAACTTCTTAAGCGGACAACCCACTACCTTTCGTGATACCAGGGGACAGCCACAATGCCCACACCGCTCAATGGATTCACTCCGTCCCAACAGCGAGAACGTCGTTATCTTAAAATGCGGACAGGCCCGGCACACGGCTTTTCTCCGTTTCCATTCAGTCGGGTCAACCGAGAACGATCCCATTAGCAAAAACCTCTGCAACGGCCACATCTTGAGCCAAGAAAGGGCTTTCACTTTGCGCCAGTCCCGCCACTAATTGGCGCAGCCCGTTTTGGGTTTGGTACGCTACCGCCCCACTGTAAACCGTCCCGGCACTATAGACGGCTTTGGTCGGGCGAACAATAATCCCGCCCGGTTTCCCGATACACAAAAAACCTTCGGTGTCGTAAAACACGCATTGCCGACTGGGAAACGCGCCTTCCCCTAAAAACAAATCATAGGGGATTTCCCCGCCACTCAAAGCGGCGGCCCCGACCACAGCGACTGGCCGTTGCTGCATTTCCAGTGGGTTATTACCTTGCAGGTAGTAAATTCGTGCCGCCAAGCCCACATAGATTCCGTCTTCCGTGGCTCCCAACATCGTCACCGGAGACTCAAACTGATAGTGGCCCACGTTGGGGAACAGCCAGTGCGGCGACCGCTCCGAAGTAAACCATACCACGTTGCCGGACGCACACCACAATCGGCCTTTGTGCTGAATCAAACATTGTCCGGGCAAAGGCCGCACCGCATGAAGACTTTCCAGCGGCTTGCCCAGCGTTGCTACGCCGAGGATGACCGTAGTATTGGGGTCTACACTACACGCCGCGCGAAGCTCCCCGTGGGCACCCTGGGCCGGAGTTCGGTACACTGTAAACCGAACGCCACTGGCATTGGGCGTGATGACTTGAATCCCCCCACCTTCTGCGACTTCCAGGCTCACCGTTTCGATACACCCGGATTCAAGCCCGGAGGTCAGCACAGCGGTCATGGCAACCTGATAGGTCCCAGCGTATAGCCCGCCCGTACTCACTGCCGAAACCGCAGGAGTGGGCGGATTATTCATCCCCCATTGGCCTACGCTGCCATTCGCGTTCACTTGGCCGACTTTAGCGCCATCGGTCCAGTAAATGGCGTCGTTCAATACGGCATACACCGTGCGCCCAACCCCAGCAACCAGCGTTTCGTACCCTTCATTGGCCGCGAGCTTGATTAAGTTGCCCTGATATACCGCCAGCATGAATTGCTGATTGGGATGTGAGAACAACGAATGGCTGTCATTAGCCAGAACCGCCCGCACGCCTTTTCGACTGATCAGCCCACCATCGCGCGTCACGTCTACATTATCCAGAATCCGCGCCGCCCCACTGGCTAAGGCATATTCGCGCGACCGGTTATCCAGCCCAGCAAGGAATTTAAGGCGCAGCGGTTCAATAGCCATGATTCTTACTTCGCTCCATACCGACAATCCAGCGGCTTCTTCCCCGCATCTCGATAGCCATACGAAACAGCTTCCAACACCTTCACCCGCTCGCACAACTCCTGTCCGTCCTGACCGGTGAACCTCGGCCCCGCCGAAACAAACGACTGAATCTTTTGCTGCGCGTCAATCGCTTGCAGATATTCGTAACCCATCAAAGCCACGACGCCAATCAGACTGATCGTTGAGAAAAGCTTACTCATCATGATGATCGTGTTTCTCTTTCCGCAACTCTTCCCGCAGCCGGCGATTCTCTTCCATCAGGGTTTCCACCAGTGACTCGTGATGTTCATCTTCCTTGCCCTCGCGCCACAGCTCTCGAATCCAGCGCCACGCACCCGCCAACAAGACCAGGAACAAAGCGCCCTTTTCCGGGTTACTGAAAATGGCCGACAGCAGTTCCGACCAACCGGACGCATTATCGGCCACTCGCTTGCGTCCGCAGAATGCCAACAATAGACCAGAGCGCAATCAGCGAAAACGCAACCGCAGAAGGTGTGGTCGAAAACCTCAATGAGGAAAACGCCAGCGTCAAAAAGCAAAGCGCATATCCCATGCGCGCGGTAATCCGTATCCAGAAGGACGGCGCCACACACCACAACGTCACGATCAGGCCATACAGCCCGCTGAACAAGATCAGAAAACTCCATTCATCGGTATGTCCCTGCTGCTCAATAAAGTTGAGGGTACGCAGGACGGCGTACAGTTCCGGCTTTGCCAGCAGCAACAGCCCGATCAGCGATAAAATCAAGCCCGACAGCAGATCGTGATTGCTCCACGGCGCTTCCAGGAGGATGCGGCGCAACCGCCCACCGGTGCCTTCACGGAAGCGCTGGAGTAGATTCATCGGTGGGTGCGCCGCACGTATTGCACCGCCGCCTCAATAACGAAATTGAGGATGCTGGTCGTGAGGGTGCGGCCCAGCGTCTTCAGTTCCGTCTCCAACATCACCAGGACGCGCGCGCGCTTCTCAGCGGGAGGCAGTTCCTTGTTTTCGTACAGTGCTACCCACGCTTGCGCACGCCGCCATAAATCCTCACTGGCCAGCCAGATCATAAGGCGATTCAGCAGTACTGCAACGATGCGATTCATGGCGTCACAGCGCGCCACGCCCGATGCACCCGCAAGGCGTTGTTGTACAAGTCCCGATGCGCCTGGTTTTTGATGTCTGGGCAGTCCGCGACGGACGCGGACAGACACGGCCCGGCCCAGCCCAACACCTGATAACTGGGCGGCAGCAGGGCATCTGCCACCACGCATTGCCCTTGCCAGCGGTAGGTCACTGGCTGACAGGGCAGGTCGCCGACACACAATTCATCTGGCCCCACCGGCTCGCCGGCCAGCGCTACCGGCACACACTGCGGGAGGCACGGCCCCGGCCCGGCCGAGGTATGGTTGCAGTCATCCCAGACCATCCCCTCCGGGCATGACGGACATCCGCCCGGGCCAAAACACTGCGCTGACGCAGATAAGGGAACCACCAACAACGCCGCGATTACGGTCTTACGCATCTCAATAACTCCACGTACAGTTAATCCCGATCCCCAAATCCGCTACCGAACCGAGGGTAGGTATTGGGGTCTGCGGACTGATACGTTCCAGGGGAACGCTCGGATGGCACGCGCAGCTCGTCAGCAGCGCCGCTAGAAACAGGAGACTGATGATCCAGGCCAGAATCCGCCGCAGGCGCTCGCCCCACGTCCCCCATGGGCTTTCCCACCAATTCGAGTTCCGGTAGATCGTCGCGTACAGGATCAGTCCCAGATGCAGCAGAATCGCCGCCACGGTCCACAGCATCACGCTCCACAGAATGAGGTCGGTCATCGCTCAGGAATACCCCTAGAAGGCCCGCTAGCGCCATGCCTGCCGTCACAATGGCTTCGGCTTGATCGGGCTTGAGCGCCAAGCCAAAAACCGTCAGCAGCCAGACGATTCCGCGCCAGGAACTCGGCTCGCGCAGCCGCGCTAATACCCAATTCATCGCCAACTCCACGGATCGGCGCAGGTACGCTGCGCATCAGCCCACCACCACTCCCAGCCCCAGCCCGTTAGCAGGAGCATGAATGGCAACGCGGCGGGACCACTGCCAGCCAGTACGGCGATATTCCACACGGCGGCGTTGTAGCCAAACACGGTCAGCCCCATCAGGCCGGGTTCGCAGATCGGTTCCGGGGTCAGCTTCACCGCTTGCGTGATCGCCAACTTGGCCGCCGCAATCTCCGGCCAATCCAGCCCGGACAGCAGCGGATTGCCTTCCGCAAAACCAGCGCGTGACAGGGCTACGGCGGTCGTGGCGGAATCGGCCAGTTGCCCGTAATCCGCGTGCGCGCAACCGGCCAGACTGCCGATCAGGACGAGTACCGGCCCCCAGCGGCGCATGGCTAACCCAGTCCCAGCCGATAGAACAAATGGCTGCCAATCCGCTTCCCCGCTTTCTTCTGTGCCCATACGGGCGGCCAGGTCTTGACCCCTTCCGGGCGCAAAATGGTGTGGTAGTGATCAGCCCCGCCCGTCGGATCAGGAATCTGATCGTTCAGCACCGCCTCAGCCAACTCGTACAACGCCCCCAGTTGCGCGAGGGTACTGCTGCGTACCCGTTTGGCCTGACCGTCCCGCCAGCACGAGAATTGATGCGGATCAAGACATACGGCTTCAATCGTATCGTCGGGAATGCCATCTCCGCGTTGCCGACTCCACCAGCCCGGATTCTCAGCCCGGTTGCGGATTGTCCAGGCCACCGCAATTTGGCCTTCGCGCGGTTCTCCCCGACACTCACCCCACAGGGTGCGCGCCATGGCGAGAACATCTTCAGGACGGTAGTTCATTCCTCGCCCCGCCAAATAGCGTCCAAATAATCAAGATCGTGTTTGTTGGGAATTCCCAACCCGATTCCGATAGCGGCCCATTGCACGGCGTGTTGCCGTACTCTCCAGCGCAAATAGAAATAACGGAGGTGCCTAATAATCGGTAATTTCTTCATGCTTTTTTAGCATTCATGTCGTTTCCCAACTGCCTGTTTCGGCATACAGCCGGTCTATGGCGTA